ATTCTTTCATGTTTTGCTCCTCCTTAATCGGTCAGGATCGGTTCGTGTACGCCCTTGACCCAGTTCATATCGCTGCCGTACTTGTACATGCCGCGATACAGGTTTTCATTTCCGACAATGCTGCGGACGCTTGTGTTCTGAAAACGGGTACCCTTCCTGGTCCGGAACCCGGCGTCATTGAGCTTGTCCGCAATGGTCAGCATGGGAGTACCCTTCCGGTGCTCATCGAAGACAAACTCCACAATCGGACGCTCCTCGTCGTTAATGATCAGCCGTCCGCCGACAACCTTGTACCCATACGGGCAACGGCCACCAGAGTATCCGCCGCACGACGCCTTCATGCTGCGTCCCTTTCCGGTGCGGAGCGCGATGTTCTTCCGTTCCTGCTCCGCTACGAACTGAAGCAGCGCGCGGTAGATGTTTGCGAAGTCGCTGCCCTCCGCGAACTCCTCCTTCGTGGACAGGAGCTTGATGTTCTTCTTCTCCAGCGTGTACAGGTAGTAGAAGTACAACTTGGTATCCCTGGCCAGCCGGTCGTTCTTAAAGATGATTACGGACTCATACGGAGGATTCGTCGTGTTCTCGCCGTACAGGATCTCATTCAGCTTCGGACGGTCGTCCTTCGCGCCGCTGATTTCGTCGACCTTCCAGTCCACAATGGCGTAACCGTGCGCGTCGGCATAGGACAGGATCTCCTTGCGCTGCACGTCAATGCCGAACTTGTCGTCGTTCGCCTGCTGTTCGGTCGATACCCGGATGTACCCAATCGCGTTTTTCAGAATGTTCATCGTCAGCACCTCGCTGTTTTGTTCTGGCATTATCTTAACATGAGTAAATGCAAATGTCAATAGGTTTTTGAAAAATATTTTTCGTTTGGTGCAATAAGGAAAACCGGGGCGGGCCAACAATCACAACATTGAAGACCTCGGCATGTGAAGTCCCACAATAATGAAAACCGCAGCAGGTAACCGTCCGCAATATCGAAAACCGCAGCGGGTAAAGCTTTGCAATATCGAAAACCGCAGCACTGGAATCCCACAATAATGAAAACCGCAACATGGGAAAACCAGCAGTATTGAAAACCGCAGCATGTTGATTCACCCCGTCGCACATCGGCGCTGGGCAGGCCAACAAAGAACAATCCCTCCATGCACCGCGCAGTCTTTTTGCATTTTGAAAAATTTTAAGAATGGCCGGGTTGGGCCGGGCGAAGTTTGGTGGGCCTTTTTTGTTTTTTCGGGGCGGGTGGGGGTTACCGCCGGGTGCTGGGCCGCCCGGATCCCCCCCGGCGGGGACCGCCCCGGCGCGAGCTGTCCAGGGACACCGGCGGCCGGCGGGCCGTCGATCCTGGACGCGTGCAGCAGCAGGGACCGCCCGCCCCGGAAGCATTTTTACAAAAAATCATGAAATAATTTTATATTTACTATTGACAAGTAAATACAACTATGATATAGTATGGACAGAAAATAAAACACGGCCGCGAGCCGGGAAAGAGGGATTTCATTATGAAGTATTTCAACGTATCTTTCAAGTATTCCGAATCCGTCTATTGCAGCAACATTGCCCGCGCAGAGGCAGTAGCAGACGTTGAGGCCCATTACGGCAAGTATGAGTGGTTCAAGATTTCCGAGGCAACCGACGCCGACGTTCGCAGCGCACAGGAGCGAGGGAAGCCCATTATCGAGTGCCCACACATTGACGATCCGCAGAAAGCTGTGGAGGCCATTGATAATGTGATCGCCTCCAACACGGGCCGCAGCGCGTGGTGCAAGGGCGTTGCCGCTTACGCAGCGGAGCTTGTCGAGGAACTGAAAGAAAACATTCGCGATGGATACATTGCACTGGACAACCTGAATGACCCGGCGCGGCTTGAGCGGGCCTTGCTGAGCGGCGCAAAGGACTGGAAGCAATACAGTTGGGGCGGCTGCGCCATGATCTATGACGGAGACATTGCTGCCCGGCTTTGCAATCCGTCCGAACTCAAGAAGACCCGCAACGGTGAACGCAGACCGAACAAAAGCGAGGCGTGGCTCGACGTTCAAGCCCGCGCACTGTTCCAAGCATGCCAGATGATCAAAGACGCCGCGACCAAGGCAACCAGAAACGGAGGTTGCGAATGATAACGCTGTTTATATCGCTGTTTATCGTCGTTGCCTCGCTAGCGGCGGACGCGGCCGGCGCGATACTGTCCAGGATCCGCCCGCTCGGAACCGTCCAGCAAGCGCCGGCGACGGTTCCGAAACCAGACCGCCCGCCCCGCACGGATCCGTCCAGGACGGACGCGGACCGACAAAAAGCGCTTGACAGTATAGCATACTACGACACGCAGCTTTCCCGGCTGTATGAATTGATTGACGCGGCAAAGCTGGATTTGATCGCGGCGCGGCGGACAGTCCAGCTTGACAGCGGGCAAGCCGTCCCGGACCGTATCGCCGCGAAACATCGCGCGGAGCTTGACAGATCGATTAGACGCGTGATAACATTGGAGCGAACAATATATAACATGGAGCGCGGCAGAGAGACCGCAGAAAGGAAGATTTAACATGGAAACCAAGTATTATAACAGATACAGTTATGCAGAACTCCGCGCCAGACTGGACGCGCCCGACTGCAAACAGATCGACGTCGACACGATCGGCGCCTGGATGGCCGACTACGGTACGCAGTACTGGAACGGATTGGGCTATGACGCAGACGGCGTTTCGATCCAGCCCGTCATAGAGTACGACACCGACACAGAGCAGGGCGAGATCGTCGGCTATGAAATCGTTTGACAGTAACACAAACCGCACGCGCCCCGCCTGGACCCGCAACGGTCCGGGCGGGCTATTTTATGCCCGGACGCGGAAAACCGGACAGCGGCTTTGCAGTGCCGTCACGCCCGTACAATATCGACGCGGACGCGTCGAAACGCCCGCGCCGATTTATTGCGTTTGCCCCTCTCGCGTCACTCACGCCCCGTCACGCCGTTTTTGTGTCGTCGCCGTCTGTTTATGCCATAACGATAAAGTCTCCGTATGCGCCCGCCGACGGCCTCGCGCGACGCGTGACAGCTCCGCCCGACGACGCCCGCCCGGATCCGTCCGGCGCGGCCTGCAGCCCTCCGCCCCGCCCGGAGCCACACGCCAAAGGCCACCAGGTGGCGGCCACACCCCGGACCGACCCCGGCCGTCCTTCTGCGCCCTTCTGCGATTTTTGAAACGGTCAACTTTCACCAGGAAGCCTCTTTCTGCGCCATTCTGCTTTCTGCGAAATTTCCTGTTGACAAACTGAAAATTGTGTGATATCCTAAACAAGGAAACCTATAAACCTATAAACCTAAATGCGATATTGAGTGATATTTCTTTGTATATATCAATAAACAACCGCCCAGACCGAAAGGATCTGAGCGGTTTTCCTGTATCCAAATATGGCACACCCGGCTGCGTTTATATATACCCCGAATAATGACACACCCGGAGCAGTTTATATGTGCCTAAAAAATGACACACCCGGCTGCGTTTTTATCGTGTCTTCTTACTCTGGCAACTCCGCATACCTCTCGGCAATGACTTCCGGCCTCTGTTCCTCTCCAAGCGGCGTGTTCGGTGTCAGGACCATTTCTGTCTTATCCTCATAGCCCATGTTATTTTTCATCAGGAATATGCCGGCGACCGGGTTAATTTTGCCGTTCTGCATATAGTCTGCCATTTGGGCGTTGATTGTATCGTAAGCGATTTGCAGGACTTCTCTGGACTCTGGCGGGACGCTCTGGACCAGGCCGTTCACCCACTTCCAAAGCACCTTGCGGTTTGTCCCGAACGCGACGCCCAGCCCCTCTATTGACGGCTTCATATCGTTCTGTCCGCACAGTTCGAAGTACTGCATGACACGGTCTTTCACGGCGGCCGGATCCTTCATGTCCGGTTTTTTCCACTCCATCATAGTCAGGGAATGCCGCATATATCGGGTATTCTCGCCCGGTTCCGGATGTGGGACGTTCAGCTCCGATCTGCCCGGTCTCTTGTGTTTCACAACCTCTTTGGCGGCTTCTTCGACGGTTGAAATTTCCCTGCTTTTCTGTCCGGCGTATTGCACTTTGGATGGCACTTTAGGTGGCACTTTGGGTGCTTCCGTCCAATCCTTCATATCAATCACAGTCTGTCCGGATTTCTGCGAACCGGACGGATCTGTCCTGCTCATTTTCGGCAATCTGTTCACTCCCCTTCTGTTTGCTCCAGGGTTTTTCTTTCCGGCCAATCGCCGTTGTCCCTGTATTTCCCACGCTGATATGACTCATACATATCGTTCAGGTGCTGTTCCAACTGCTTGTATCGTCTCTGGTACCGGTCTGCTTCGGCGTGATATTCCTGGGCGGCTCTTTCTGCGATGACGTACCGGGACCGCGCTTTCTGGAGGTCGTCGTTTACCTTGTTGATCTCATCGGAGAAGATCCGGGTGTTCCGTTCCAGGTCGCCGGAGAGCTGGTCGCAGCGGCTTTTCAACTCATTGATTTCTGCGATAAAGTCCCTTTTTGTCTTTCTTCCGAACAACTCGCTATGCTCCTTTCTATTCATGAATGTCCGATTTGTCAATTAACTGACGGAGAATATAAGATAAAAGCTGATCTGCGCCGTTGATTTCCGGCTGGCTGCGTTCCTGCTTTTCTGTCCCGTTTATTGCTGTCTGATCCGGTTCCTTTCACTCCTGCCTCGTCCACGGGATATCACACATATCTTCCCTGGTCAGTTCCATTTCCAGCGCCCAGAGCAGATTCCAGCAGGCAGCCACCAGATGTGGTTCGTCGGTCTGCCCTGTCAGGTGCTTTGCGGCGTGCCGCAGTCCGCTGTCCATCAGACTGTGAACCGGAATGCCCCTGTCTACGTTATGCTCGCCATACTTCTGCGCTCCGGCCTCGCAGTGCTTGCTGACCTGCATGATGGCGTTCCAGGGGAGCAGATCCATCCGGCCTTTTCCCGCATGCATATCGCGGACGGCTCCAGTCCCGAACGTCGTGCGGTCTCCGCTGTCGGCAATGCTGTTCTGGACGGAATCGCACGGAGCATAGTACGCACAAAGCAGAGGAGCACGGTCTATATCATCTCTGTTCAGCGGTTTCTTATACTTTCCGCATGTACACAGCATATTCACGACATCGATATTTTCACAATGCGCACATTCAAAACACGACGACTCCATCCGGTCACACTCCCTTCTGCTCAATATCGTCATCCGGCCTCTCAATATCGTCAAACAGCGCCGGCATGACTGTCTTGAACACTGTCAGGAGCTGTCCCGCGATGTACCTCATGTTCGGATCCGCTCCGGCAGATGTGCGCAGTTTCAGGAAGTGTCTCCATTCTCTGATGTTGGCCGTCATCATCAGTTCCGTTTTGGTGGAATTCGGCAGTACCGACCTTGCTGCCTGCGGAGAACAACCCAGCGCAAGCATATCAAAGTACGCACATTCACATCGCTGCATCATGGATTCCCAGATGGTATACGCCGGCGTTCCAGGTTCAATCTGCACAGGCCTTATAAATGTGACGTTGCCCCCAAAAGCGTCCTTGATATAAGAGCAATACCTCTGACTTTCCTGGCTATAGCTCGCAATCCGGTGCCGGACAATCTGGTGGCTGATTGCCCTGTCCACAATCCATCGC